AGATATGTAAGTCCTCTTTCCCAATAACTGCTGAAGGTACTGCATCAAGTGCTACTTGCATATCAGCTATAATAGTTCCAACTACAGGAGCCACACCTGCACCACCTGTTAAGACTGCTTGAACAACTGTTGCGTCATTACCTGCTCTTAGCCATCCTGCTGCACCTGCTCCTGTGAAGCCGATAAAGTCGCCACCTGCATTTGCTACTCCTGCCCAGATAGAATTTTCAGTTGCTTGTCCGATAATATCCCCCATATAAGAAATAACGTAATCGTCAAAACTTGCAGGTGGTGGAGCGCCTGCTCCTGCTCTCATTTGTAACGCTTCCCAAGAATCTAGTAAAGTCGCTTTACATAAATCTAAGTTAATTTGTAGATTCGCAGGTTCTAAAACCTTTTCTGTGAGGGCAAGTGTTCCTGCTCCTGTAAAGTCGCACGTTGCGGCTGCGATAGGAGTAACTGTCGCATCCATTTTTTGTATGTTACTTTTAAATTTCACGTTTTCTATTGCTGTTAAATAGTCAAGTGATACTGCTTGTTTAAGTGCTGCGCTGATGTAAAAACCAGCGGCTTTTCCAGCGAAGTTTGATGTCGTAGTAAACGCCATAGTAATTTATTTTTTTTAGTTAATTATATAAGTTATGTAAAAACTTCTCGTTCTTACTCATTTTGCTATATTGTAATTTAGTTGCAGGTTTTCTATCTGAGCTAAATTTATTTGTATTTAAAGGAGCTTCAGCAGGTGCTTCTGCTAATTCCGTTTTAAGTTTTTCATTTTCTGCTTTTAATTCTTCAATAGAAAATTCTTTCACTTCTTTAGTTGTTATAGTTTTAGGATTAGTTGATCTAGCTTCAGGAGTTTCTTCAGCCATTTCTTCTGACTCATCATCACCACCTACTTTAGCTTCCTTCAGTTTACTGACCGCTATTTCGAGGTTCTCAATTCTTTTTTCCATTCCCTGCCAATCAGCTACGTCTGCTTCTTCAGCAGCCTCAACTTCTTCAGAAGCTTCTTCTTTTTCCTCAGTTTCACTTTCCATTACTTCAGCGACTACCCCTTCTTCTTCAATTCTGAATGTTAAGCCATCCTCTGTCTTGTACGTTCCAATCGGTAAAGGTATCGTAGTTCCGTCCTCTGTGAGAACTGAAGCATCAACTCCTGATTCTAAAGTTTCTGCCGTAGATACAACAATAGTGCCGTCCTCTAGCTTTGACTGCCAAGCCATCATCACTTCTTCTTTATTAAGTCCAAGTGCTACTAATATTTGCTTTTTTAAATCCATAGTTTCTTTTAATAGTTGTTATATAATATAATAGAATAGTTATTTATTTATTTGATTTTTAGATTAATCTTCAATACCATAAACAATAGATGAAGCTTTTTCTAATTGACTTGCTGCATTTCTTGTGCTATTTTCATAAGCACTTGCATTTGTTACTAAAGCAGCTACTTCACTTGGTAAATCAACTCCTAATTCTTTTGCTTGTTTTTTTACCTTATCCCAATCACCTTCTAAATCTTTAAATGTTTTATTAAGTTTACTAGCTTCACTTTCTGCTTTGTCTATTATTTGTCCTGCTTTTCTCGCTGAAGCATTAATACTATTAAACGTATCTATTGCTTTCTTTGTTTTCTTTGTTAAATCATCAACTAAACCCAACTCAACCTTTTCTGCTTTTAGTTCAGTTTTGTTTCTTATTATTTCATTTAAAGCTGAAAGTATTTCGTAATCAGTTGGAGTTGTTTCTGACATCTTTTCCATCTTGTCGGTAAAGTAACCCTCAATGGAAAGTCCTTTAAGTTCTCCTGATTTTATCTTACTCCAAAGCTCGTCATTTTCAATTTTCATTTTTACCATCCAAGTTCCTTTTGGTAAACTGAAGCCGTACAAAGTAGATTTGTCAGTTTTAGTATCTTCTATAATCCAAGACTCAACTGTCAGGACTCCTGATACTCTTTCTGAATGTTCCTGAGTAGCTTTGTGATGATTGTTATTTTTTAAATAAAGTTCTGACGCTTTTCTTACGGTGTCTTTTGAAAAGTAAACATAGTATTCAGAATCGGTATTCGGGTCATACCTAAAGATTTGCTTGTCAGGAATTAAAGCAGGACTAACCAACATTCTCTTTTCTTCATCTACTTTAGCTAAAGTCAAGTTATTTTTCTCTTTCCCAAAGAACACCCAATTTTCTTCTATCGCAGGTGCTGATACAAGACTAATAGCGTCAATCGCCAACTCTTGTGAGTCTTCATCTATTACTAATTCTACTATTTTAGTTGTATTCATATTATAATAATGAAATTAATTTAGCTAATACTTTAGATGCTTCACCTGTTGGTATTTTAACTCCTAAATCTTTTGCAGCTTTTTCTAAAGCATCTAATTTCTTTTGTAAATTAGTTCTTACTTTAGTTGCCTGTCCTTTATTTTTGTCTAATCTTTTTTCTAGGTCATCTATACTTTTTCTATATCCTTCTAATGACTTTATCGCTTCATTAGCTTCCCTTTCGGTTGTATCTTCTTTATCTTCTGCACTTTCCATTTTATTTCTAAGGTCGTAATATTTTTCCTCAGCTTTTACATAGGCAACATTTCTCTTTTCTACTAATCTCATATCTTTTAGCTCACTCTTTTCATAATCTTTAATACCTTCAATATCTCTATTTAAGTCAGGGATTAAATCTTTGGCTTGTTGAGTAAGTTTCTCAACATCATCAGCTAAACCTAATTCTACTCTATGTACTGAACTTAAATTAAATTCTTTTAATTCTTTTTCGTATTCGTCATACGTCTTTTTCCCTAGTGGTGTTGGTTGCATTTTATTATATTTATGGTTAGCTGATTCGCAGGCATCAAGAGTGTCGTATTCACATTCTCCTGTTTCACCCCATTTATAGTTTCCTTCTTCACATTTAGTACACGGCATAATTTAGTCTTTGGTATATAATAGAAATTAAATTAGTTTATTTGATTTTAGATTGTAGCTCTTCTTCTAATAATAGCTAGTTTGTTTTGATTATTTGTTATGTCATCCGAAACTACATAAGCCTGCATAGGCTCTGGGGCTTGCCCGCCTTCTAATTGAAATGCTCCTGACATCATCTGTGGAGCAGGAATGCTTGTATCTGTATCAGGAACAGTAGTCCCAACAGGCGAGCCTGAAGCAATTTTAGCGACATTTGCAGCAGCGAATACTCCTGCTATTGCTGCCATTGTTACAGGATATGCACCAAAAGTACCTGCCGTTGCTCCTATATTTGCGTTGGCTGAAGTAAAGGCATTTTGAACACCTTGAATACCTGACATTGTAGCTTGTGCGATTGCTGCCGCCTTTGCTATTGCTGTGCCTTCTCCTGCTGCGTCTTTTATTATTTCAAGTCCTTGATTAGCCATACCAATCTCCATAGCTAATTTAGCATCTGCTAATGTTTTTTCATCTGCAATTTCTTTATCAATTATTGTTGTTTTAGCTTTAGCAGCGTCTTTTATTATTTTCTGTCTTTCTATTTCGTATTGCTTAGTTATTTCAACACTTTTTACTCCTGCTTTACGTGCCATATCTAACTTTAACAGATAAGCTGCGTCTAGTTCTGCTAATTCTCTTTCAGTACCTCTAATTCCTTCTAAAAAAGATTGACTCTTAGCTTCCCTTAATTCATTTTCTAGCCCTATCTGATTTGTTTTTTGCTCAGATAGTTGTCCGTTAATAGCTTCTTGTAAAGAGAGCATTTCTACTTCTGCATTTCCTAGTGCTATAAAATTTTCCTCACTAGCGTTAATATTATACTGTGCTTGTAAATAATCAATTTGAGTTTGTACTGAAGCCTTTTGGAGTTTCTGTTGCTTTTCTAATACCTTACTTAATTCTTCATTGGCAGCGATTCTTTCTTCAAAAGTTAGATTAACATTATCCCTTATTTGTCTTTGATCTTCTGCTTCTTTTAAATACTGAGCATTTAATTTAGCAAATTGAACGGCTGCTCTACCTGCGGCTTTCTCTGCGTCTTTAAGTGCTGTTGCTTGTTCAACTGTTGCTTTAGCATACTTCTTGATTGCGTCTACTCCTTCAGTAAAAGTTTCTTTTAGTTTATCAACACTATCATCAACTCCTGTATAAACATCCACCATCTCTTTCCCTGCTTCTTTAACTGCATCCCAAGCATTACCAAATTCTCCATCCATTAATTCCTTTAGTGCTTTCCCTAAGAACCCAAATACGTCTAACAAACTCATAAATCGTTCTATAAGGTTTTCTTTAATAGCAGTTCCAAAATCTATTAGACTTTGTTTTGGATCTTCAAAAATCTCTTTGAACCAATCTATTACACTTCCGACATTATTTTCTAAGAATTTAAACAGGTCATTGAACGCTATGCTTAAAGTATTCATAGCAATACTGAAGAAGTCTACTACCTTCTGATTTTTACCTAGCACTTCTTTAAAGACTTCAAACGCTTTATTTAAAAGCCATATAATACCTGCTGCTTTCATTAATCCTTTAAAGCCACCCTCTATTTTTTGTAGCCCTTTCTTTCCTTTTTTCCCCGCATCATCTAGTCCATCCCCTAAGTCTTTTGTTTCTTTTACAGCACTTTCTATACTTTTCCCAAGTTTATCTGTGTCGGTAGTTGCCGCCTTTATATTTGATTTTACTTCTAAGTTTAATATTTCTGTTGCCATTGTTTTGTTTTTATGTAAGAACTACCCCTGTTTTAATTTGAGTCATTCTAATTGTAGTAGTCCACATTAAATCTCTGTTATTTGCTCCTTTTACTTGTTGAATAAGATTAGTCCCCGAAACGCCTATGTCTGATATCCAACCTGTTGTAGTCCCTACATTTGCTATCACATTTCTTGTCTTGTCTATGCTTAGAGTTCCGTTTTTATTAATAGCAGCACCAATTTCTACAATAGCCTTAAAGTCGCCTAGATTTCCCCCACCTGAGCCACCTACTCTGACGGCTACAGTTTCAGTATGAAAAGCAATAATGGTATTATCTGGAATTTCAAAATAACTATCTACTGTATTATTTAAGTAACTATTTACTGTGCTGTTGTCATCAGTTGTTGTTCCGTACATTACAGTAATTGTCTGTCTTTCACCTAAAGCATCTGCTGCTGCGTTACCCCCTAAGACAATAGAGTTAGTTGCCGTAGCTTCTCCAAAAGTGCCTGTAAGACTAACGTTATCCACTCCATTTGCTATTTCATTATTTATCCCATTAATAAAACAGTTATTATTAAACCCCTTAGTTGTGTTTTGTGTTCCGTTTATTTGAATAGTATTAGACCCGAATTGGTTTGTATTTCCTGAACCGTTATTCTTATTATTAATATTAGCTAGGTTTCTGTCTAAGTTTGTGTTCAATCTAAAAGCCATACAAGTTCCTGACGCTTGGTCATAAGTATGCCCATAGGCTTCACAAGTTACTTGATTAACACTTAAATTTGTTTCTCTACCATCCGTAAAAACTACCTGCCCTAATGCTGAAATTTGATAGGGTTTTACTGTATATCCTGTTAAATATTCCATTATGTTATTAGTATAAATTCAACTGTTGCTAAGTCATTAGGCTTGTAGTCTATTTTGTTCACTCTAAAACTTCTGTTTTTAATAAAAACTACATCATAGAACTTGAAATTCGCTACATCTGTAGGGCTTAAATTTACTTTCAAAGTCATAGTCCTAGTATTAGCGTTGTAAAGCTCACAAAAGTAAGGCTGCCAATAAAGACTAAACAAATTGTCTGTGGGAGAGGTAGTCGGCAAAGGAAATAATAACTGTTGCGCTCCGAACACAAAGTCACTAGACGTTGTTGTTGTAGGTATATCTGACAAATGGCTAAACTGTAAAAATTCATCTTCAAAAGGTACATTACAAGATGCAGGACAATTCTGAGATGGTACGCTATATGTACAACTTGCCAAAGTTTTAACACCATTGTCATAGAATATTCTAGGTGAATTATCAAACCCATCACAAGAACCATCCTCTGACTTAGCATATATAGCAGGCACGATAAAGTCAGTATACTGTGTCATTAAAGGTTTTGAAACAGTAGCAGCAAATGGTTCTGCTATTATCTCTTCAACTCCGTCTAAGATTGTAAAGCCGTCAGCATTCCATATTAAACTTCCGTATAAATGCCCGCTTGTACTGTTTTTATAGTTACTAAATACATAATCATCATCATCTTCTACAAACTTAAAGACTGTTGATTTGTTTAAGTCTGTCAAGGGTTTTAATTCCATTTCTGAAACATCTACCTTTTCCGTCCAATCGTGCTGAATGCTTCTAGCGGCTAGAGTTAAATTTCCTGTATTACCGCTATTTGTGTTATTTATAAATATATCTGAATAAGGCTCTATTAAGATATTGTTAGGGTCTGTTTCATCTACTAAAGAAACTAAATTAAACATAGTCATAATGCCTTTTAAAAAGTCCCATTGTCCTAGCTCACCTCTAAGAGTTTGCAAAAGCGTTCCTGTTGTAAACACAGAAGAACTTACATTAGCACTTAGTAGGCCAGTTTCTTGCTGATT